TAAAATACCATTCACAGTAACAGTTTTAGTGTATGGAGGAGACATCCCGCTCCAAGTAGTGTCAAGCGTAACTGTAAGTACAGCGTGCTTCACGTGTCCTAAAGTGGTTAAACTTGCTTGTGCTGACGCATGAGCTTCCACTTTAGCCTGTGCCCCTGCGGGGGTCTCATGCCCCGAATGTGGTGCTGCTGCGTTGATGTGTGATTCAATCATGTTTAACAGATTTCCGGCTGTGCTTTCGTCTAAGATGTCTTGAATGCCGTAAAACCAAGTATAAAATTCGCTTTCGTACTGTTCCCATAGCGTCTGCGTGTCTACTTGGTCTACTACAGCGTGTACTATGCCACAAAGCTCCGTAGATAGCCTCGTGTCTGTAATATCAGCCTGCGTTATGCTAGTAGCTCCTGCTGCAACGTATACTTGTGCTAAGCATAGCTCATATATGCTAGCATCTCTCTGAAGCGTTGGTGGTGTAGGGCTACTCGAAAATGCGCCTTTCTTAACCGCTACTTTAATGTTTCTATCAGCTAAGCTGTATCTAAGTACCACTGCATCAATTCTACTGAGCACTGCATCGGGTAAATCTAGCGTTATATATAGGTCGTCATCATTAACGTAAAAATATCCGTTTATCCAAGCCTTACCTGGTGACACCTTTAACTGAAATCCGTCATAGGCGAATACTTGCAGGTTGTTGCTCGGGTTAGGAAATACTCCATTAGCTATAAAGCTAGCGAAGTATTCTGCAAAGCTTTGTGCGTTATATACTCTGTCGTTATTAACAGAGTTAAAAAATGCGCTTCTTTCCATTTACCGTCCCCCCTTTCTAATTTTATCTATCAGCGTCGGTAACTTATTGCCAAATGTGGCGTATACGTCCATGCCTGTCTGTTCGTATACCTCCTCCATTTCTGTTATTCTTGTGTCAATTGTAACTCCCCATTGATCGTTCTTTATCGTTACTAAGTCACCCAGATCGAAATCTTGCCTATAAACTAAGTTACCACTCACTACGTTTATTTTAGCATCATACGTCCTATTTAGTGGATACTGCGCTAACTGCGTCAGCCCTCTGTTAACTAGCAGCTCTATATATTCCGGTTCTGGTATGGGGTTGCCCATTTCGTCTACGGGCTGTAGGTCTCTAGCATCTACGTATATTTCTAATCTGTCTAATCCGATACCAGCTCCAGCAGTGGCTATTATTCTTTCCGCTCCTTCTCCTGCACCTGCTACTATGGCTACGTTTCTATAGTCTTTCATACTGTCTATGTACGTCTGCTCTAGCACGTTCTCGTAATTTGTAGAAAATACCGCCCTAGAGTTTACTGACTGCCCAGCCGTTCTATCTACTCCCTTGTACACATCAAAAATAAGCTGCTTGCTGTCGTAATCTAAAAGTACCCTATAGCCTAAGCCAGCTAACTGACCAAGTCTTTGAAGTTCGTCACATACATTAGCGTAAGAAACTTGGTACGTTATCCGCTCAGGATATCCTTTCAGTTCACCCAGTACAAGGGAAGGAATATCCCTTGCACTGTCTGCGGGGCTTACAGCGTGGTTATTTACTATTCTTCTCATAGCGTTTTCTACTGTGTCGTTAATATATTCCGTGCCTAAAATTATTCTTCGTCTTAATAGACCGGTAGCCAATGAGCCTACTATCATCATGGACTGACTTCCATCTTTTTCTTGCCTAAATTCTATGTGCTCTATTACTCCAACTTCGTCCTGTCCGTGCAGCCATACAAAATTGCCAATCTTAAATGCGTCTAGATTTTCTTGACTTAAAATCGTTACTACTTGAAACTCTCCCGGTTCAAAGTACTTCCTGTGCCAAATTACACTAGATGCTTCGTCTGTTATGTAGCTTAGGTTCAGTCCACTGTCTAGTACGTAAATCTCCATGCCTACACTCCCAAAAACTGCGGGCTGTAGAAAATATTAACTTCTAGGCTTTCTTCTCCAGCATCTGCTCCGTATCTAAGGATATTGTCTCCGATATCCAGCTGAAGAAATACCGAAGCTGGATCTACAAACTGGAAGATGTTATTAACTACTCCATTCATCTCGCTAGTTACTTTCTTATTTCCAAAGTGCGTTGTTACCGTTATTATCTCTCCTGCCTGCATCGTCTTATTTATCTTTATCATGTCTTGGCTGTTAAGGTTTACTATGTACGGGTTAACTACACTGCCAAGTGCTTTGAACTCTATACGTATTCCGCAGGGTACGTCACCGTTATTAACTACGTTTGCTATAATGCTTTCTTCCTTGTAGCCCATTATAATTCCAGTCTCAGGTATGTTTAACGGAAACTGGAATGCACCCACCCATAGAGCCATGTTAACTATGTTTTCTGTTAGCTCCTGCCAAAATGGCGTAGGGCAGTAAAAGGTTATTAACACTCTTTGAAACCTGTCGCTCTGGTTACTACTACCACCGGGTAAAATAGGGGCTCCATCTATAATTGCTGGTATTTTCAGCTGTCTTAATCCATCGTCAAATATCAGCTCTCCTAGTCCAAGCTTAGGGTTAAATACTTCTATCAGTCTACGCCTTAGCTCTGCCAGTTCATTGTAGGTGTTAGCTATTATCACTGCTTCTAGGCTAATTGCCCGTTCGTTTAAGGTGTTGTCAATATACGTCACTCCGTCTTGCTTTAATCCCTTGTAAGTCTGCACTGTAATGTCTGGCACGTCCAGCCCTTCTATGGTCGTTAAAATAAATGGCTTTCTGTTACTGAAGGTTACGCTTTTATTGTTTGCGTTTCTAAATGTCAAAGTAGTCATTACGCCCACTCCAATGCTAGCTGTCTAAGCAGCTGCTCTTGCTTACGTTTTATCTGTGCAGGCGATAGCTCCACCGGGCTGTAAATGTTAGTTTGCAGCGATAGGTTAGGCTTAATGTTTTCACTTATCGCTCTGGCTAGTTCATCGTAATCTATAAAGCTAGAAGCTCGGTCTAAAGGCACTACTGCTTCTGGTCCAGCTTCACCTACACCAATTATCTGCGGCGATGTAAATATGCCTCCCTGAGCGTACCACTTTACGTCTATGTCTGGATACGGCACTTTTATGCCAGCTATAGTCGTGTGCTTAATAGAAAATGAGAAGTGCGGCAGCGGTATGTGCAAGTTCTTAAATGGACTTAAAATAGCGTCTTTCACTCTACTGAAAATATCTGATGCAGTTTTAACTAATCCGTTCCAAGCGTTTGATAGTGTTGAGTTTATGCCAGACCAAATATCACCAAGCACTCCACTTAAGCTCTTCATCGGGTTAGTGATTACGTCTTTTATGCTGTTCCACGTAGTGCCTGCTACTGACTTAATTCCATTCCAAGCCGTGCTTGCTACAGTGGAAATACTCGTCCATGCTATCTGCAGCCCAGCCTTCAGACTGCCTACCGGATCCATAATTACTTGCTTCATTCCGTTCCATATTGTGCTAGCTGCATTCTTCATTCCATTCCACGTATTCGTTGCAGCTGTTGAAATCGTGTTCCACGTATTACCTAAGAAGGAAGTTATCCCTGTCCAAATGCTTTTAGCCGTGTCTGCTATGCTGTTCCATATGTTCGTTATAAATGCCTTTACTTCGTCCCAATTTTTCCATAGTGCTACGCCTATAGCTATCGCTCCAGCTACTGCTGCAACTACTAAGCCTATCGGTCCAGTTAACAGGGTAAATGCTCCGCCTAATACCGGAAGGAACGAAGTCAGCGTACCTACTACACTGATAATCTGCCCAATTATCAAAAGCAGCGGTCCAAGTGCTGCTGCAAGTAAGCCTATAGTCACTATCAGGTTTTTCGCTGCTGGCGACAGGTTATTAAACCAATCTGCGAATTTCTGTACTGCCTCAATAACTTTATTTAATGCTGGCTCTAATACTGTCTGCAGCGAAGTGCCAACTTCAGCTAGTGCCAGCTTAAGGTTATTCATCAATACCTTCATTTGGTCTATCGGGTCTAGGGTTCCTTCAAACGTTAATGCTACGCTTCCTCCAGCTTGTTCTGCAGCTGCTGCTAAATCACCTAAATCTAGTACGCCACGCTGTATAGCATCTAGCATTATCGTTGCACCCTTAGTACCAAAATACGTGCTGGCTAAAGTAAGTGCTTCAGTACTATCTTTCGAGCTTAGCAGCTTTTTCTGTAGCTCAGCTAGCCCTTCTTGTAAGGTTTTACCATCTTTAGCGAATTCTACCTGTGCCCTAGCTAAATACGATAGCGCCCTAGTGCTATCTAATCCAGCCTGCTGAAATTTCCCCATCAATAAAGCGCCTTCGCCGAAGCTTAATCCTAGTGCTTTTATCTGCGGCGCTCCTCTAACTGCTGCTTCAAATACCTGGTCTACAGCTATACCGGTACTTTGTGCTACGTAGTTTACGCTGTCTAGTACTTCGCCTACGTCTTTAGCTGTTAATCCGAATACTTCTATTGCCCGCTTTGCGTTTAAGGTGGCACTTGACACGTCCACTTCATTTAGCGTTGCGAATTGTACTAATTCCCTGGTTGCATCTTCTAGGTTTTCGCCTACCAGTCCAAACTGGGTATTAACTTCTCCGATGGCTTCAGCTACTGTCTGCATGTCTGCTGGCAGTGTAGTAGCTACGTTCTTAAATGCCTGCTTTAGTTCGTCAGCTGTGTCTCCCATTGCACCAGTCTTCGTAATGATCGTATCCATAGCGTTGTCTACGTCTGCCCATGCTTTCATGCTTGCTGCTCCAGCTGCTACTATAGGTGCTGTAACTTTTAGCGACATGTTTTTGCCTACGTCGCTCATCTTATTCCCTACATTCTTTAAGCTATCGCCGATGCTTTCAAAACTTTTCTTAATGGGAGTGACAGCCTTTTCGACTTCCTTCTGCACTTTCCCTAGGTCTTCCTGAAATTCCTGGAAATTAGCTCGCAGTGCTATCGCTGCTTCACCTATAATGTTTTCGGGCATTTACTCTGTCACCCCCTTCCGAATATCTTTTTTAACTCGTCTAACTGTTTTCGTTTTTCTTCAGGGCTTACTCTCTTGCGCTTTTTCTCAGTTACGATTAAGCTTTCTAGCTTAGGTAGCTTCTTCTGCCTAACCAATCCAGCCGTTAGCCAAGCACTGTACACTATTTCGTTGTAATGTTCTTTTCTTTCTTCTGCTTTAGCTTCTAACATCAAAATCAGCTCAGCTGGAGTAAGCTGCCACAGATGCGCAGGTGGCATGTCCAGTAAACCGGTAGCTGCTTTGAATATATCATCCCAGCTTAAGCTACCGGCTTCTGAACGTTTTTTTCTTCACTGCTCCCGAAAGCTAGCTGTAGCGCTTCTGACACCTTACTAAATACGTAATCTAAAGACTGCGCTTCATCTATAAGGCTGCCTACCACTTCAGGCGTTAAATCTGGATCTTCGCCACGTAAGCCTACGTAAAGAAGTGTTCTAAGTTCCTTGAAGCCAATCTCAATTTCTGGCAGCTTACTTACTGTTACTCCAAGCAGGTCTTCTAGCTCGCATAACTGATTAAATCCGTAGCGTAAATGCCTCGGCTTATCTAGCTCTATTGTTACAAATGGCTTAGGCATCAACTACCACCTACGGTGTTTTAGTTAATGGTCCGGAGCCTTGTAACGTGCCACTGTATGTAGCTTCTGCATCATATGGAGTATCGTAACTAAAATCTGTTAGCGTAGCTGTGCCAGTGTACTTGCTGCCACCGGGTGTAGAAAATTCTACTATCAGCTGCGTGCCGCTCATGTAAGCGCTCTCTAGTGCGGTTAATCCAGCGTCATCTTCTATAAGCAAGCCATCGAAATCGATGCTCCAGTGCCTAATGTGCGGGATATTTTCTTCCCACCCGTCACTGTCTTTAGCCGTTATGTCTACCGCATCAGTGGTTAAAGATAGGGAAGCCCCTCTCTGTCCACCAATTAATGTAGGTGTTTCGCCAATCTTTGTGTAGACTAAAAAATCTATGCCTGTTACCTTTGCCATTCTATGCCACCTCCAACTTAAAAGTTATAGTTACCACTAACCCGTAGACTTCGCTAGTAGTCATATTGACTATAGGTCCGCTACAGGTAGTGTATACATTATTATACCCAGTCACTGCTATCTTCTGCCTATGAAATAGCTCTCTTACCCGTTCAGCTATCGCTTCTACCAGCTGATAGCTACCAGTTGCCGCAGTATAGCACCTTACATCTCTGACTACTTCTCTGCCCAGCTCCAGCTTCGTATCCCAAGGCGCATCAGCTATGTTACCGGAAACTATTACATAGGGCAGCTTTACATCTTCGGGTATAGGCTGTACTGTAAATATTGCCGGTGCACCTTTATAATCGCTGAGCATTGTCGTAAGCTGCTGGTCATTTACTAGTACGTTATAAATTGCCTGCGTTAAAGCGTTCATCTTTTGGCCCCCTCTATGAATTTTTTAGCTATTTCTGCTTGGTTATTAAACAGTGCAGGTCTTAAAAACGGGCGCTCAGCTACCCGTTCAGTGCCTAGCTCCAGCTCTTTTGCATATTCTACGTTAGACCCCACGTAGCCTATTACTTCGTTGTCTGTAGTTTCTACTGCATGAGTAATGCTGCTTCTCAGCCTACCGGTATCTACCGCTGGCGGTTCACCAGGTGCTGAAGCTTTGTGCTCTTTACCATGTCTAATGTAAGTTCTCCCGTGGCCTGGCTGAAATGACCTTTTCACTACTCCTTCGATAAATACTGTAGCGTACTCCATGCCACTGGTGGTCTTTTGCCTTAACCATTTTACTGAAGCGCCTAAGTCTATTTTTATCTCTACATCCTTAGCCATGCTGTACTGCTATCCCCTGGCATTCTAAGTGATGGCTTAAATAACTGGGATTACTTACGCCTATTATCTCAATTTCTAAATCCCCGTACACTACTATGTCGCCACGGGTAATGCCTACGCTCGGGTCACAGTATACTACGTGCGATATAGTAGCCTCCTCTTTAGCTGCTAACTCTCTCTCACTTATGCTAGCAGGCCTAATACGGCCTTTGAATGTTTTAACTTCCTGCCAGGTTTCTACTACTCCGCCCTGACTGTCCCTGGTTACTGTTTTACGTTTAAGCTTCAGCTCGTGGATATACAAATGCTCTATACTGCGCATTTCCAAGGCTCCAGTAACGAAATAACGCTACCAGGTACAATGTCTGCGCTGTAGCTAGCCTGCCAGTCTCCAATGCGTTCACTGGTAATCCCAGGGCTGCGCTCTTCAGTTTCTAGTAAGGCCTTAATCACTAACAGGCATGCATATTCTAAGTCTCCCGGTAGGTCCCTACCTTCCTGCCCGGGCAGTATAAAGCCAGCTTCGTATACTACGTCTACGTTCAGTTCTTCTGAATTCGGGATTACTGAGTAGACTATATCCCAACTAAGCTTCGGCCTCCAGACCCAGCCCTTAGACCGGTACAGTATGCCAGCTTCGTCGCTCTCCACTTCGTAATCATCTACTGGTAGCCCGTCCACCGTTACACTCTCTATGTTCTTAATTGGTGTTACGCTCAGTAATAGTTTGTTCGTCCCGTAACCTGGTAGCTTCTCTTCGTATTTCTGCAGTGCAAATTCTCTGCCACAGTAACCAGCTATAATGTCACTTGCTACGCCAATAAGGAAATTAAGCTGGGCATCAGCCCCAGCATCCGAACTGATGCCCAGAAAATCATATGCCATTTCTAAGGTCGTTAGCTGCTTACTCGTTGCTGGTACTAACACCTTTAGCATTTTTCATCACTTCTTCGCTTTAGGTTCGTGTACCATCTTGTCTTTTTCGGGATGATCTACAGCCTTTACTTTATACTCTACTGCTACACCACCATCTATTAGCTTCTTAGCTACCTCTTCTTCAAAGCCGGCAATTTCGCCTTCCAAATAAGGTGCGTAGTTTTTTACAAATTTAACTATCACACTAAGCACCCCAAGTTAACCCGGTAATTACCGCCACGCTTTCGGGATGTCTTACTGCAAAGTCGTGCTCAGCTATTACCCTAATTACAGTCTGGTCTAAGCTGTATGCCGACACCACATTGGAACCGGACACGTAAGCAGCTTCTGAAGAAGCATCGATAATTAGCTGAGTAGCTTCACCGATAATAGCATCTGCGAAGTCTACTAGGTACACTTCGCTTTCGTTAGTGGTGCCCAGGTTTTCGGGTATCTGAGTGGTTACAGCATACGGGTAGCCAAACAGCCTACCAGCTAGCATCTCATCTCTAAATGCGTAATTGCCATTGCTATCCCTAAGAGCCATCAGGTACATCTCGCTGCGTGGCGACA